CTGGGATTCAGAAATATTTAACTCAAACTTTGGAATTAACTACACATTTAGATAATCATGGCAAAACAAATATCAGAAGAAACTAAAATAACATTAGATTTAAAAACAATAGGGCTAGCTGGAGCAGGTGTATTTAGCTTAGCTGCTATGTGGTTTGCCTTACAAGCTGACATAGCGTTAGCAAAAGAGTTACCGGAACCTGTTATTGACAGAATAGAGTATGATCTAAAAGATGAGTTAATTCGTCAGACCATATTAGATACTCAAGAGGATGTTGAAGCAATGAGAGAACAACTAGATAAGATCGACGAAAGATTATACGAACTACAAAAGAAATAAAAATGAAGTACTTAATTTTAATGTTAATCCCACTTATATCATATAGTCAATCAGATGTTCCTGAAAAATATTGGATTACAGATAATGATTTTGAAGACATAATAAATAGCCATAATGCATTTGGTGATGATGATAAAAAACCTGTTATTGTAGAATTTTGGGCTAAGTTTAATGAAGCTAATTGTTTTGAAGAGTGGGATAAGTTAAAAGATGCTGTATATTATAGAGTTGATATAGCTAAAGCTCCAGAAGCTAAAAAGAAATATAGGGTTCGTATGGCACCCACGTTAATAATATTTAAAGACGGTATAAAAGAAACTGTTTTTAAAGCTGGTTTAGATCTTATGTTACCAGCAGATTTAAATGATATTCAAGAAGCCATCAATGAAATTAATAACGCAAGTAAATTTTAAATTATGTGTCCTATTTGTAATGGGTATTGCGAGTGTTGCTAACGCTCAGATACCAAGAGATAAACAACTACATTTTGCCGCGGGTGCTATAGCTGGAGCTACTGGTTATACTTATGTCTGGCAAAAAACAAAAGACAAAAAGAAAGCTATGCTAGCGGGCATAGGTACTGCTTTATTAGCAGGAACAGCAAAAGAACTTCTTGATGCAACTGGAAGCAGAAATAAGTTTGATACAAAAGATTTAGCCGCTACAGCGCTTGGCGGTATAACAATAAGCGTAACTATAAATTTATTTAATAAAAAAAAATATGTGGAAATTAACTAAACAATATTGGAAAGATATGTGGGTTTTATTGTGGACTAAAACTACAGTAGACGACATTATAATTAGCAAAGCAGCTGAGGTAAAGCGTAAAGCTAGAGCTGTAAAAAAAGCACTTAAAAATGGATAGAATAAGTAAACACGTATCTTATAAAGAAGGAATACACAGTATTACTGCTTTAAGGCTAGGTTTAAAAAATGATCCCTCTGAGTCTCATTTAGAAAACATGAAGCTTATTGCAGAAAAAGTATTTGAGCCTCTTAGAGAGCACGTGGGAGGTCCTATAAAGATAAATTCGTTTTATCGTGGACCAGAACTTAACGCTGCAATAGGTGGATCAGCTAAATCACAGCATTGTCATGGTCAAGCAATGGATATTGACGACACGTATGGCAACATGTCTAATGCTGATATGTATAAGTGGATTAAAGAAAATTTAGACTATGATCAAATGATTTGGGAATTTGGTACAGATAAAAACCCTGATTGGGTTCATGTTAGTTATGTACACCCAGATGAAAATAGAAATAGATGTTTAAGAGCTTATCGTGAAAACGGTAAAACTAAATACATGGTAATATAATGCCTGCAAAAAGAAAAAGAAAACCAGACGTAAGAAAAACTACTAAAGGTAAGAACAGAAACTTTAGAACTACTAAAGAAGGCGCTGGTATGACTAAAAAGGGAGTTGCGGCTTATAGACGTAAAAATCCTGGTAGTAAGTTAAAAACAGCTGTAACGGGTAAAGTTAAACCTGGTAGCAAAGCTGCTAAAAGAAGAAAATCATTTTGTGCTAGATCTAAAAATTGGAAAGGACCAAGAGGTAGGGCAGCACGTAGAAGATGGAGATGTTAATAATATGAAATCAAGAGGATTAGGAGATAGTATACACAAGTTCACCACTAAGACTGGTATTAAGTCTATGGTAGATAGAGTATCACAAGGTTTAAACATACCATGCGGATGTGAAGGTAGACGTAAAGCTATGAACGCTTTATTTCCGTATTCTCATGGTGGTAAAAAGAAATAATATGTGGACATTATTTAAAGACGAAAATGATATAAATGAAAAAGCTATTGTTGGTTTTGCTTCATTTATTATTATGGTGGTATTTGCATTTGCGGATTTAATTACCGGTTATTTTGGTAAAGATCTAGTTATAAATGAAGTTATTTATAATTCTTTTGTCATAGTAACATTAGGTAGTTTTGGTATAAGTTCAATTGAAAAATTTAAAGGTAATGGGAAAAATTAGTCCAGCTTGTAAAGCTGCAGCACAAAGAAAATTTAAGGTATGGCCTAGTGCTTACGCTTCAGGATGGGGTGTAAGATGTACTAAGAAAGGTGGACCAGGTAAAATGGGTAAAGGTGGTAAAAAGTAAAAAGAAAGGCAGATGTTGGCCAGGTTATGCACCGGTAAAAGGTAAAAAACCATTTTCACCGGGTAGTTGTAAAAAAATTAAACGAAGAAAATAATGGGATATGCAAGTGCAGCTCAACGTAAAGCAGTTTGGGCATCAAGAAACGAAAAGAAAGCAGCTAGAAAGAAAAAAAGAAAAGCTAGAAAAACTAGAAGAAAAAAGAAATAATGGGATTTAAGATGAAACCTTTTCATCAGTTGTTAAGCTTACACCCAAGCTCTAATAAACTAGATAATGTTATTAAACTTGTTGATATGCCTACTAAAAGACACTGGGGTTATATTGATGAAAACTCAACTATATTTGTAAATAAAGATTTAAGTCCTAAAAATATGCTTAAAACAATAAAGCATGAAAAAGGTCATAAACTACAAATGAGTTTAGCTGGTGAAGATCATGAGCCACAATTACAGTTTAATAGTTTGTACTACAAATGGAAAGGTAATCCAGGTGGAAAAAGCTTAAAAATATCAACTGATTATATAAACACAAAAAGCCGAGGTTTACCTTGGGAAAAAGACGCAAATAAAAAAGCAAAATACTATGAAAGCACATAAAATGTATTGTAAAGACGGATCTGTTCATAATGTAACAAGCTTAAGAAAGCATAAGGCACTTATGAAAAAAGGATGTGGAGAAAAAAAACCTAAAAATGCCAAAAAGTAAAATTAAAGGTGGTGGAACAAAGAAAGTTTGTTTGCCATATAAGAAATACAAAAGCATGAGCAAGGCCGAAAGGCAAAAAGTAATACGCGCTAAACGTAGTGCTGCAGCTCAAGGTAAATATAAAAGATCTAGTAAGTCTAATGTAAAAGGCGCTAGAAAGAAAGGAGCTACGTTGCGCGACTGGTTCCAAAAAGAAAAATGGGTTAACATTGCCAATGGCAAACCATGTGGCGCTAAATGAGATTCTTAGATTTTAATAATAATGGAAAGTACGACTGGTGGGAGTATATTGTTACTATACTAGTTATATTACTTATTGAGGTTTTAGCTGAGTTGGTTGCACTCTTGATTTGTAATATTTCGTCCTTTTGTTAGAGGCTGTTATTATCATTGGCAAGTTCTTTGCCCAGCCTGTATACTTAATACTTCTCTTTTTTAAATCACTTAATATATGCCAAGTAACTTGATTTGTTCTTGCTAACCAAGAAACAAATTGTTCTTCGAGATAAGTATCATGAGCACTTGCTGGTCTTAAATATATAGGTAAATGCCAGCTATGCGGATCGTGTGCGCTAACATTTGATTTTTTAGATTTTTTATTATAACCAACTCTTTTAGCTGGTGTTGATTTTGTAAAAAAGTCAAAGCCTATTAATGACAAGCTTTTATATGTTTTAACTTTTTCTATAAACCACAGTATAGTTAAAAAACCACTTGATGGTCTAAGATCAGTACCTATAACATCTCTATCAAAAACTTTCATAGTATCAATAATTTCTTTATCACTATACATTTCTTGATAACCATATTTTATTAAATGAGGACACATATGTTTTTCAAGAACAAACTCTTTTAAATGAAAATTACCTCTTGATCTATTTAATAATATATGTGTGTTTTCAAACTTACCACCAGGTTTAAAATGATCTTTCATTTTTCTAAACGCATGAGATCTAAACTGACCAGTAACCCATACATCAACTCTGCCACTTAGTGATTTTTCTTGCAATGGTGTAGCTTCTAATGCTCTACCAAACTTAACAACTATATCGTGACTTTCTATAAACTCAGCATGTTCATGCTTCATTATTTCCACAGAATTACCAACAAATATAACTGATTTATTTTTTACTATTTTCCTAATATCTTTCTCCATTCATCTGCAAATTGACAGTCTTTATATTCTTCAAACCAAGGTCCACCATTTGTAAAGTGTATACCTTTAGCATTACTAGCACCATTTTGCTCTCCAACTAAATGATTCCATATTTTATCAACCTCACTTATTTTATTTTCAGCCCAAGCTAATTGATGTAGATCGGCAGCACTTGCTTTATCTAAATATTCTTTTGTTAAAACTTCTTTTAACTTTTCATTATTAAAGACCATCAATGAACTCCAGTTTTTTCTTGGATATGCTTTATTTACAACACCATCCATTTTAGTTGCTTTTGATTCATAATACTCATGCTTAACACAGGCTACTAAATCGTTATCGTTTAGTTGTTTAAAAATTTTGGCAACATCATCTCTAAATATAAAGTCATTATCACAAAACATAGATACACCTTTGTATGCAGACATAAGTGGCACATAAAATCTAGTAAATGAAAACTCTGTTGATTCACCTTGTATATCTTTTCTACCATATATACCTCTGTCTATTAACTTGTGTTTATATAAAGGTATTATTTTAATATTTTTATTATACGCTTTAATCGAATTGTAGCATGCTTTAGTAGCGTCTGGGTATCTGCTATCATGCCCTATAAATACTCTCATACTAATTGTTTTAACGTTTCTTCAAACTTATTTAACTTAATCATATTAGACCCGTCACTCCATGCAGCGCTAGGATTTTCGTGTACTTCAAAAAAGTAACCATCAACGCCAACTGCTTTTGCAGCTTTTGCAATGTGTATAGCATAACGTGGTTGACCAGCCGTTGTGCTACCTGAATTAGGTCTTTGTGTTGAGTGCGTACAGTCTATTATAACTGGTACGTCTAATTCTTTCATATCTACGATCTGTCTAAAATCTACAACAAGATCACCCATACCAAACATACTACCTCTTTCAGTTAGCATAATATTATTATTACCTGTGCTTTTAACTTTATTAACAGCATGTACCATATTGCTACCATTTATAAACTGTCCTTTTTTAATATTAACATTTTTAAATGTATGACCTGCAGCAACTAATAAATCAGTTTGTCTACATAAATAAGCTGGTATCTGTATAATATCTACAACGTCGGCTAACTTATCTGCTTGCCATGGTTCGTGTATATCAGTTGTAATCTTACAACCATCTATTTCTTTTAGCTCAGCAAATATATCTATAGCTTTATCTATACCAATACCTCGTTTAGAGTTTACAGATGTTCTATTAGCTTTGTCAAATGATGCTTTAAAATAATAATCAAAGCCATACTTATCTGCTAGTTCTGAACATTTGCTAGATATTTCATGCGCTTGTATTCTACCTTCTAGACTACAAGGTCCAGCTATTAATATTGGTTTTTTCATTTAGTAAAGTTTATTATTAATTTATGTTTTGGTATATATTTTCTTAATAATTTTTTCCAGTCGCTTTGAGGCATTAATGTACAATGCATATTTTCACCGTCCATAAAATGTGCATATGAAGGTGAATTAGGTATAGACATTAGTATTGCGCCACAAGTGCAAGTTAAATTAGCTATATCTCTTAGCAATGCTGGTATTTCTTCTAGTGGCACGTGCTCTATAACATCATTAACAATTGTTAAATCAAACTTAATATCTGGTGGTCTCATGTAATATTTAGGGTGAAACGGATCGTATCTATAAAAACCTTGTAAATTTTCGCCAAGATATTGTGTCATTGTCATAGCGTCGTATTTTTCAGGAATACGCTTGCCTGGTTTAGTATATTTTTCACCATTATAAATAGCTACCTTATTATCCCAAACTTTACCAGATCCACAACCGTAATCTAATACTATAGCACCAGGATGTTCATCAATAAACTTTTTAAGAGGTTTTAATACAGTTTTAAAACCTGCACCATTACCATAGTTACCTTTTTTTATTCTAAACTCGCCTGTATCAGGATCTTTTATTTTATATTCAGCGCCTTCGTGTAGCGCTTTGTATTTTTCTGCGTATTTCATTTTATATCATTATAAGTATTAACTTCTATACCATTATATGTAGTTTCAACTACGTCAATATCATATAAACCTAGTATCCTATTTTGCTCTAGATTTTCTGATTTATATTTATCTTTCATAACTCTATATGCTTTTAACAAATAAGGTTTATAAGCATATATGCCTAAATGTCTATCACCGTAACCTATATCAGATCTTGTAAACCACATTGCTTTACCATTTTGATGTATAACTTTAACATCATCTGATTTAGCACCTTTTGTGTAAGCGGTTAAACAGACTGCATCTTTTTCATTTAATGCTTTTATTATAGGTTTCATTGTATCTAAATTTATATCAAGCATATCACCTTGTATATTCAGTATGTAATCATAACTACTTACTAAATCTAATACAACTCGTTTAGACAACCTATGTGTACCATTTTCAGCTTTACCCGTTTGTATACACCACTTAATAGGAAACAGTTTAGCTATACGTTTGCTATCCGTTGCTACAAATGTATCAAAGCCCATCATACGTACTTTATCAAACACAAGACGTATCAAAGGTTCATCATCGAACTTCATCAACATTTTGTGTTTAATTCTAGTACTATTAAGTCTTGCTGGTATAACTACAGCTATGTTTTTCATATCTTAGTACCAGCTGTTCTTCTTATTATATCATCGTGATTAAACTCAGCCCAATATAATTCAAAAGCAACACCATCTTCAATACCTTCAAACTGATGTATCTTACCAGGTTTTACCATAGTAAAATCACCTGCTTCAAGTATTGTTTCATCAACAAGACCCTGATCTTCTTGCCATACTCTGACAAGCATTTTACCGGACTCTACAAAAAATCCGTTCCATTTAAATCTGTGCTCGTGTTCAGAGCATTTAAATCCTTTATTAAATTCTATTCGGTGAAACTCCATGACGCCGTTTTTATGGATCATTTCTGTTTTACCCCATATCTTACCTGCTTTCATTTATTATCTTTTGTAATTTTTCTTTGTCACCAAACAATACTAAACAGTCATAATCTTTATTTTCAATATCCTCTATCTTTTCTACATTGTCAATAACCCATTTAGCGCAAAACGCGTTATTTAAATTAGGCATTAACCTTGAGTTTCTAATATTGTATGGAGCTTCTACTATTGCTACTCTGTTCATTTTTTTAAATTATTAAAATAAGTTTTCTTCCACTGTGTTCCACCCATCCTAAATTTTCTAGGCACATCTCTAGTACTATGACCTTTTTTGTTATAATATAGATCTTCAGGTGTCCAATCATACCAACCATCTCTTTTTGCACCTTTTTTAGTTATCTGAAATTTCTTTAATGATTGATTTCGTTTGTTTGGAAAGTGAATACTTATAGATATTCTAGGCGTAAGTGATTCGGCTTTATGGTATCTGTACTGTGGTATGTACAATAAATCTCCAGCTTCCAAAACAAACTCATCAATAACTTTTCCAGGTTTTCTTTCAGGTGCAGAGTTATCATATATAGTCCATTTAACTTTACCTTCTGTATGAAACAAAAAGTTTTCTGTACTATCGCAATGCGCTGGAAAACCAACAGCATCTTTTTTACTTGAACAATATATATTAACTTGACCTCTTTCAAAATATCTTTCAAACTCATCACATATTTCAACGAAGTCTTGTTTAGTATATTCCGCCATTGAAAGAACAAATGTTTTACCAGACTTCCATAAGTCTAATATTTCTTTCTTTTTTAACATAGGTAATTTTAATTTACCTTTTTTTACTTTATCTAAACACCACTTAGTACCTTTACCATCATAATCTAATATTTGTAAGTGGTTTAAATTTCTAGGATAACCATTTAGTACATTAGTAAAGTCGTTCCATTTAAATAAATTTTTAAATATATTTCTTCTAATAACTAAATGTTTTTTACCCCAGTAATGCAGCCAAAACCTCTTAGGATCGACTGGATCTAATATGTCTTTTATTGTATATTTACCCATCGCAACTTAAACAATTTGGGTCCATAGCTTGAGACGCAATATCACCTCTTAATACAGACTCTGTTCTCATATAATATAGAGTTTTAATACCTTTCTTCCAAGCTTCTAAATGTACTTTATTAATCCATTTAGGATCTGCTTGTGAAGGAAAAGCTAAATTCAAACTTACAGACTGATCTATGTATTGCTGCCTGATACCAGCTTGGTTAACTAACTCTAGTTGATTAATTTCTTTGAAAGTTTTGTATACTTCTTTTATCGGAATATCGTGTTCTCCGATAGTAATTTTGTCTAATGCTTTGATACCTTGTATCGAACCACCGTCTTTTAAAATTTGTTTCCATATTTTTTCTGTGTTCAAACCATGTTTGTCTAGCTCAGCTACAAGTGTAGGGTTTTTTCTGATGAAAGTTCCTTTTGCACTTTGATCTGTAAACACGTTAGCCGCCCACGGCTCAATCCCTGGGGATATATTTCCAGCAAGCTTGCTATTAGATACAGTGGGAGCAATAGCACGTAAATGGGTATTGCGAAAACCAGTACCGACGCACCAAAGAGGTTCTCCATAAGCTGAAGCAAGAGCCATTGAAGCTCTTTCAGACTCGATTTTAATTTGACTAAAAATTCTTCTTGTTTCATATTGTGCTAATAATCCTTCAAATGGAAAGCCTTTTTGTTGTACGTATGTATGCCAACCTAAAACACCTAAACCAAGTGCTCTACCTTTTTCAGCAGATCTTACAGCGTTTTCAAAACCTCTCCTGTTTTTTGCTT